GGATCTCCTTGCTACTTCAGAAGCCCAGAGTGGTGTGTATGAGTGGTTACTATTATAAAATAGGGGAGTATTCTGTCTTAAAAGTGGGAGCAATAAAACAAATAGCTGCGGCCGTGAAACCCTTCTGCCTGAATTGGTACCAGGAAACGATGAAAAACCATGCGGAATACTTTAGGTTTATCGTCGATGGGTCCCCGGGGAACTGGAGTGTTAAAGTTACATCCCCGGGTGGCAAGGAGGTTTATTGGGATAAACGTACAGATTTTTCCGATAGCCTTCTCGCCCAGTTGTCAGCTTTTTGTAGTGTGTTCCGTCACTACACTTGTCTCCGTCTTAAGACAAAATCCCACCACATTGCCCCAAGGGAGACCCCGTTTGATGACAGAGGTCTCTTTCGTCTTGCTTGTGCTGCTGCCATCCCTGCCGGATACCCGGAGTACAATAATCAAAATATTTCAATCACACCACTGCCCAAATGTGGTGATTGGTTCCCGAAGTTTACAGCGACCGAAGGATGGTTCCTTGAGATGCTTCAGTTTGCCGATGTTGTCTCAGCCGGAGAAGTTGCCCGTGGTGCTTCCGCCATGTGGCTTACTGGTGCTGGAGTCGTTGGATACCATGGAGCGATGTCCAGTATTAGCCGCCCTATGGAGTCTTACAAGCGCTCTATCCCTGACAAACGCACTTATGCCCAGGCTATTATGGCAACGTGCAGGAGTTTGGGAATGACTACAGAGACGCTTGCGCCCTTGGATTTTGATTATGCAGCCCTTTTGAAGAGGAAAATTGACCGGACCAAAGCAGCCGGTCACATCAATATCTCTCCCCGAGTTGTTGATGAGGAATATGGCGTTGAGTTTGTGATCTCCGCCAACGGTACTAAGGGGGAGCAGATTTCCGCGGCCGCTATGATTCTTGATGAAGCCATTGTGAAGATAAAGGCTTTCCTTCTCCATAGCCCGGATTCTACCCCTATTCATTTGTTACCCATTCCTATTGCCAAGACGAATGTGAAAGTTGAGGGAAAACTCGGAAGTGATCTCCTCGAGTTTGATGTGGCGGATTTTGACACCGATAAAGTCAGAATATTTTTCGTTGTTCCTTTAGTGCAGTACCTTATCTGCAGTATTTTGTTTGAGCCTTGGCACTATGCGACTGCCAACGTTGGAGCTAATTTCATTGGATTCCCATGGGCATATGGAGGAAATCAGGACTTTGCGGATTGGATGCATGCCTTTTCTGATGAGCCATGCCTTTATGGGTCCGGAGACGTGGGGAAGAAGGACCAAAGCTTCCCTTGGCATGATCTTGTGATGATCACGTCTCTTATCTTTATGATGATTCCAGAAGACCACCCCCAATACGGTCTTCTGCGCACCTTGATTGCTTGGAACGCCCGTTTTACCGCCGGCCACGTTGTTCGTTGGTTGGAGCATTTGTTCCGTCTC